TGTTCTTTATTGTTTGAGCTAATACCTCGAATGCTCTAGGGTGTTCTGATTCACGAGCCAATTCGGCCAGGACATCCATCGACCTTGTTCCGGTATATATTAAATCCTTATAGGTTTTACGAGAAAAATCATAATCATCTTTTACATCTTTATCAATTTTTATAGGTCTATCTTTTTTTATTTCTGGTAAATTCTTTTCCAATTTGGCCATCATCTGTTCTTTCTTTTCCACTATTCAATTCCATCTTCAGTTATATTTGTTGTGACCGTAAAGCTTGATTCAGTATCAGTTGAACCAATTGTAAAATCCATTTCTTCAAACAATTTTGTTGTTACATCTTTGTCATGGAAATCAATATTAACTTCTCTAATAATTTTCTGGTCTGCTGTAGGCCCATAAAACTTCATCTTCATAGAAAAATCTAATTGATATATTAATACTCTACGCTCTACGAAATCACCTTCGTATTGGTCATCTATTGCTACAGCATTTAATACCACAGAAACATCTTGTTTGTGGTTGAATCCTTCGACTGGTGTTATTGATACATTATACTCTGGTGCAAAGTATGGTAATATTTGCTCTACAATTTGCAGTCCATCATCTTGGTTTTTTGCCATAATGTATAAAGACATTTCAATATTGTAAGCTGTATTGTGGTTTATTGTTTTCTTTTTACCCACATCAGATGCATGTTCTTCTACAATTTTATTTCTTTTTTGACCTTTTTGTATTGAATCAATACTTAAACCTGTTATTTCAAAGGCCATTCTAGGCAATTTAATTGCCATAGGAGCATCGAATCCAGTTTCTTGGTCTAATCTGGCTAAAAACTTTTGTTTTGGCCCATAAGCTAATGGAACCCTTACCTGATTTAATACGCTACCATCTGCTGCTTTTCTAAGAACCTTTAGGTTATTAAATAGTGTGCCAAAGATAGCAACTGATTTACGCATTGTGGCGTGATAAAAATGGTTTCCAAACATTAGTATGTCTCCGATGGGTCACCGAATGGATTTGATTCTGAAAAATCTATAAATCCATCTGCGGCTAATTCAAAGTCAATATTCTGTGAGCCACCATCTGAAGCCCAAGCATTTCCAGTCTCATCAGTTAACTCACTATATATTTTTGCAATAGTTCCTGTATAACTATTTGTTAATCCTGTTACAACACCGCCAACAGTAAAGTCTTTAAACTCTGATGTGCCTGAAGCACCTATATGACCCACAAAGGCCGAACATTGTGTATCTGATGATTTGATTCTTTGTAGTACCTCTCCAAATACCTTGACTGGAGATAGGTAAACTGATGTTAATTTAGATTGTGCACCCATATTACTATGATTTGGGCAATAATAATACAATACTGGCGTTGAGGCCGTAGTGACTATTACTGTTTTCGCACCAGCTTGGCCAGGGGTACCGGTTATAGTTACTCCTGTTGTATATTCTGAACCACCTGCGTGTGAACCCATGGCTGTTGCACTAAGCTTAAAAGGATGTCCACTATTAGAGGCATTAGATTGGTCAAAGGTAACAGTCGCACCTATAGGTAAAGTTAAGGCAGGATACTGAGCAGTGTTTAAATAGAAAGCACCACCAGCAGCCGTGACTGCAACATTTACAGCCGAGGTATCAAAACTTAATAATTGTTCTATTTGTTCTCCAACTTCAAAGTGATTACCACCTGTAATGGTAATATCCATTCTTTGTTGATATGCGGCTTGAGCTACTTTATTATCTATAGTCTCAATACCCGTTTCAAAGTCCTCATCATTATATTCAAATAATGAACAAGTCATTTTATATATTGGTAGGTTCGATAATTGGAAAAATGGAGTATCATCTTCAACATATGATATTTCAAAGAATGAATTGGTCATTGGAAGGAATAATAAATCTCCTTCTTGTGGTCTTGGGTCTAGAGTATTATCATCAAAGATTCCTACTCTTGTTTCCCATCGTCTCCTTGATACTATAAATGTTGCGTCATCTCTAATTTCTAAACCAAATTTAGAATATAAATCACCAGCACCCTCAAACCCTTCAGTATTTTCAATGTACATTTCTAATAAATATGCATCATCAAAACTTGAAGCCGGGTCTTCATTTAAAACTGTATCTCTATTTACTAGAGTACGAGGAATATAATAGACATCTTGCCCATATATTTTTAATGATTCTATAATCAGGTCTTCGTAAAGGTTTTGTTCACTCTTTACAGCCTGAGAAAAATAAACATTTCTCGGCATAATTTATCCTGTCATGAAGTCGACTGGTTTTTCCCAGTTCAATCGACATTCTTCTACTAATAATTCCAATTCTGCTACTGCATCATCAAACAATTGACGACCATTAAATGTGACTCCACCAGGCATTACCATACCTTCAAACTTTAATAGATTCATTCCCCATTGTTTTTTAATTAATGCAGTTGCGTATCTCTTTAGAAAATAATCGTTATATACATCTGTATATGTGTCTGGGTCAATAATTCTATAACACTCAACTACTAAACTATCGCCTGGTTCTACTTCCTGTGACCAATCCATAAATACATCTAATCTATTTTTATGTTTTTCAAAATTAACATGTTTTTCATCTGAATCAATTACTTGGTCCAAGAGTGCTAAAAATTGTTGTGACATTACATAATCAGTAAGACTGCCCATAAAGCCAAGAGAGTGTATATCGTTTAAATGCATTTGATATCTTACATCAAACATATCTGTTGAGGCTACTGAATCTCTTATTGGTAATAACCGAACAACATCTGTAACTAAATCATTAAGTGGTAAATAACCATTCTCAATGTCACCTTTAACTACTGCTGATGTAACAGCAGTTGTTCCGGAGTCTGCTCCAGTAATTGTTTCACCTACTGCAAACACTTTGTTTGAATCTTTTAATGCGTTATATGTAATCTTAGTTGCAACACCTGTTTTTATTACAGCCTTTGCTCCAGATGTAGCACCAGTAATTATTTCACCTACTGTGAAATTACCAGCGACTGAACCTGTTAATGTTATTTCTGAATTTGTTACCACATGCCTTAAGTAAACTTTTTCAACTGCATCATCATGATATGCTTGGTAAAATTGTAAGGCCTCATCGACTCTATCGTCTAATTGGTCATCATCAATATTTATTTCAATTACAGGCGCTCCTAAATTTCTGAGGCAGTAATCTTTAAATGTTTCTTTTGATGTTGGTTTTGGCATAATTATTTCCTATTATAATCTATTTATAAGAGTTTATCCTTCCAATGTAGCTATTCTTGCTTCTAGTTCTTGTATTGTTTTAACTAATAGTGGTACAAGTCTTGAATAATCTAATTGCTGATAAAGAGGTTCTGTTCCTGTTTGTGTCCATGTTTGACCTTCTTTACAGAAATGTTCATAAACTCCTTCAGATACTACATCTCCATCAGAATCGGTAATAGTTCCTATCTCCATCATGTGGTCTTTATCACCTCTTACACTACTTGGAACTAAATCTGAAACTTCGTGTGCTAACAGTCCTTGTACTGTTTTTGATGGATTAGTTATAAAATTATATTTTGCTGGTTTCAATTGTTTTAATAATGTAGTTGCGTCCCAAGTATAATTAATGTTTTCTTTTAATCTATAATCTGAAGTTGTGTTGAAACTTACACCACCACCATCATCATTATGCGTAACTGAACCAACTGAACCACCACCATCTCCAAATGAAATAAAGACAGCATGAGTGGCAGGGTCTTGGTCTCTTAAAAATAATCTTAAAACAGTATTACCAATTCCACTTGATACATCCATATCTTCTACAACAAGAGTTCCATTTGGTACTGAATTTCTACTAAATACAGCAGCATGACCATATGTGTTATGGGCATATGAACCATCTACGCCTTGACTCATCAATGTTCCATGTTCATCAATACTATACCTAGTTACATCAGCACCATTTTTAAATAGAATAGCGTTTTTATTAATATCTCCTCTCGTACTTCCACCTAAAAATATAGAACTACCCAGACCCGCACCAGAACTATTACTACAAGCTCAAGTTAAATTACCACCAGTT